CTTTCTGATGGGTTCGCCGTTCCACATGAACCTGCCACTCAATCGATGCCCTGCTGTTACGTCTTCGTCTCCCCCAATGACCAACACCCTGTCCTTGCCGTCGTATGCAAAATACGCCCATACATCGACTAACCCTTCAATAATTTCTGCAGCTTGACGAGGCATCGTACTGACCATCCTGTGGCTGCTGGAACCTCGTCGTGTTTTGATTTCTCGTTCCGTGGCATGAGAAATGAAAATGACTCCCTTGCCGGCTGATATTAAACGATGAATCTGACGTTCAAATTCTTTCCGTATAGCTCTCCATCCTTTTCCCCATTCTTCATCAGCAGGATCTTCTATCGCTAATTTAGAACAAGCATACGCATCAGCCGCTTTGAATGCCAAATCGACTGTATCAATAACGACTGTTTTGAATCGGGTATCTGTCCGGAGTTTCGTTACAGCTTTTTTGAATGTTCCCCAATCAGCGAATTCTGATTGATAGATTTCTAAGGCTTTTCCACCAGGTTCCCACATCGCATGAATGGCATCTGGGAATTGAGCCGACAACATCGTTTTGCCTATTTTCTTTTCGCCAAACAACAGAATGATGTAATCCCCTATTTCGCTTTTAGGTTCTGACTTCTCTGTCGGTAATTCATAATCTGCCGATTGTTTCTTCTTGGAAACGGGAGACACATTTGTTTCGGGTTTCTTTTTTCTGACGACTGCCATCCATTACCTCCATCATTGAATACAAACATCACAGTTTCTGCAGTTGTAGTTTCTTTATACCAGTCCATCGACCATCGATATTTAAGATTTATAGGGTCGTAAATCTTCAGGGTATTTACCATTAGTCTTAATCCACAGAATGTCGGAACGTTTTCCGATCATGCTGTCTGGGTGCAGTATCCAGAATGGGTTCTGTTTTCTCTCATGCGTTCGTTGAATTGAATCCTTCGCCGGATCGAATTCGTCAGACCATTTTCCATCAGGAGGCCAAGATTCCAATTGAGCGAAAACCGAACGTTTTGCTTTATCGCTATGTGACCCTAAGTATTTAGACAAGAATTTCGGGCATTTCATATTGATTTCTCGTAACATCAATTGAGCTACACAATTAATCTCCCAATCCATTACGTGTTCCAGCCTGTTAGCCAGGACTCCACGTAATGCCAGATATGTGTACGTAATATGAATATACGTCTGGGTGCCAATAGGGAGCAACCGCCGTGCATCTTGCCATGGAATACCAGCATCGACCAAAGCCGAATATAAATCTTTTCCTGATCTTATATGGTTCTCAATCGCTCCATAGAGAGTCAAATGATTGTGTTTCGCTATATGATTAAGGAGTGGTTCGGCATCATCGACGCACGATGCATAGGATTTTTCTTCTCGTGAAACGTTCTCTTCGCCATTCGGTATTCTGATGCATGCTCGTCGGATGGTTTCAGGCATCGTCCATCGTCTATGACGCCAGTCGTTATCTCGTCCACCGTGCTGCATTACAGCGCATCCAATACGTGTTCTGACTAATTGATGGGTGCAAGCTCGTGACACCCCGTCCACTGTAAAAGCCAATGTAATCAATTCCAATGCTTGCTGTAATGTTTTCCCAGCAAAACATGATTCAACGTAGTTCATTTGACCTTTGGTCAAATCTGAATCCGATGCCACATTAGATGGTGCGTCTCCCCAGTTCGCCATTAACTGATTATAGAGAGTCGAATATAAATTCTCTTGAGGACCCCATGTATCCAATGTGACTTTGATATCGTCTGGTCCATAGGATATACGAGATTCTGGTTTTTCTTTTCTATGCACCCCATGAGGTCTGTGTCCTGCATCAGCGTAATCGGTCATCATAGTCTCCTAATGGTATGTCTGTTAGAGTCTGAACTGCAGTGATAGGTCTATTTGAATAGTCTCGAGATGAAGTTGAATGTAATTGATATTCTTCTTCTGCTGCACCTCCATTTCTGCAAACCCAAAAGGTTTGTATTCCTGCATCTGCGAATTTATTGATATACGTCGTATCGTCATCTACGGCAAAAATCGGATTCGCTAGTCTCTCGAGAGCTTTATCAGCTTTGTCATAAGACCACCAGACGACATCATGATATAGGTCATTTTTCTTTAACCAAGAAACCGTATCGCCATACAAGTTAGGATAACGATCAATCGGACGACTAGTAAGTAATACTGATACAATCCCACATTCTTTTAACTTTCTCATAAAATCTTTAGCATCGGGATAGACCGGCAAATTCTCTTTCGCACCACTGATTCTGAATTCGTGTTTCATGTCCTGCCATCTCTCAGTAGACAGATTGAAATTTTTTCTTGTCAACATATAATGACACTCATCTAATCTCAACTTGTCTACGTATTCAGAGAGGTCTGGTCTATGGGCAGACACCCAATCTAAAAAACCTGTCCTGTAATCGCATAACACTCCATCGATATCGATTATGGCAGTCTTTCCCTTAATCGATTTCACCCATTCTTCAGAATATCGTTGTCTGACAACCATAGATTTTTTCCAAAATGTTCTGAAAAAATCTTCCTCTGAAAATCCCCACACCTGCGCGATAGAGACTAAGTATTTAAAGACATCGATACATTCTGATAATGTTTGTTGAGGGTTAGGACGTATGTCAGTTTTACGATGATGCTTCCACTGAACGGTATTCAATATTTCGTTCAGCTCAGACATAATACATAGAACCAGATGTTGTGTTACATCCGATTTCTGTTCGAATGAATCTGGAAGATTTCGGAACAGTTTATTGAAATCCGATTGTTCAGACCATACGTCTTTCAGATTCACTTTATTTCTCCCGAATCTTCCACGAATGACCACAGACATTACAGAAAAATTCTGTCAATGTATCTCCACTATCCCCTACAGTCGTTTGAGTTTTTTCAATCATCGGTCCTTGTTCTTTACACTTGGGGCATCGATCCATTGGTCTGTATCCAATCCCTTATTGAATCATAGGTTGTATGTAACAATTCTTCTGGGTCCCAGCGAGCAAATCGTCCGAAACAGAATATATTCTCTCGTTCCAATGATTCCAATATCACTGGAGCTACGGGGTTCGGATAGATTTTGCCAGGAGAAATCTTTCTGGTCGGTATCTTTCCCATACCCGTTAATCCTTCATAATGGCGTTTGCCGTCCCTGTCAGTATACCTATAGGGAGGGATGTCTGGGTCAGATATGTAATTGACATACCATGTAGTCGGCGGGTATGGAGCTTCCAGTGGTCGGTCTTCAATTCGTATGAAAATAGGTTTATATTGAAATGGTCTTTTTTGAGGGATATTACACATATCCATCAACGCATAGAGAGGTATTGTGCTTATCAATATATCGTATTCAATATCTACGCCTGTCGATAAGAGGATGCGTTTATCTTTCAGAAAAATCTCTTTCACTCGGCATTCATAACTGATGTTTGCATCAGGCATAGACACAATGTCGTAGCCTTCCATCACGGTTTTGAACTGTGCATCCCAATGGGCTTGATCGAATGTTTTTCCTATTTTCTCTTTGTACCGTCTGATGGATTCATAATCCGCTGCGACTCCATCAACATGGGTGATGACTGTGAATTTTCTGCATTCAATCCCTTGTAAAGGTTCCCATAAATAATTCGCTCCATACATGCGAGTCAGAGCTCTCCCAGGTTTAGGTTGTTTGATCCAATCTAAGACTTTCGCATGGGGGATACAGACTTGTACTAATCGTCCAGTAATACCTCCCCCGATGACGACGATTTTAGATTTATCTATATCAATCGAACTTCCGTTCATTACCACTCCTGTAACTCTCGAAAAACTGTCTTCCGTTTAAAGTAATTTGTTTTATCATTTCTCAGGCATATACCTACGAATGGGCATAGGCCAAATTTATTCTGACAATGATTCGTATTCTTGTAGTGACCCGTTTTACCAGACCACCACTGCAAGAAATCTGCGACCAAATCTTCTAATTCATGCTCGAACCGAATGATTTCTTCTTCATCGATAGACATTTCCATTCTAACGAAATACCAATCAGGACGTTCTTGAACGTCGTATGACACTCTATCGGCAAATGCCTTTATTGATTCACTTTTACGTTGTCGAATCGATGGTCTACGAATAATGTTATACAGCAATCCAGACGGTGACTCTTTACCTATACGTTTGAGAGCAGATAAATAGATATTAGCTTGCATTTCATACGGTAAGATGTCAGCCAGTATCTCTTCATCTATTCTAGATTTAGTTTTGGTTTCAAAGAGCCATGGACCTCCTTTACTTAATCGAAATGATCCGTCGATTTTCCCTCGGATAAATGTCTTATATTCGTTATCGTCTTTATCATGAGGGGAAATAGGGATTTTGAATACCCCTTCGACAAGCTCCCACTTTAATTCTGAGAAATCCTTATACCAATAACTGAAATATTTAGGTAATACGCCTTCGGCCAATAACAGACTAAGCTCTAAATGTTCTAATTCTTTGACACCGTGGCGTGGGTTGTCTTTATGCCACAGGGATTCGACGTTTTCAATCAAGTTTTTGATGTAGTCGTACGATGGAACTTCTTTCAAGTTACCTGATCGAATATCGTCTCGTACCCATTCATCGATCTTGTGGACGATACTTCCGAACGTCAATGCCATAGACGATGTTTGTGGAGTCCATCCGTTAAGATACAGACGGGCTTTTTCTCGACAATCAAGGAATGTCGATAATAAAGAAAATGTCACTCCATCTCGTTGAGGGTCATAAAATTTTTCTTCTTGTTTTGGTTTTTTTATTGTTACAGTCATAGAATCAAAACTCTTCTATAGCCCATAGGCCTATTCCTATGGCATCCCAGACATCCAGTTTCGGTTGAAACCGCTTTTCCACGTCACTGTATTT